ATACAAATATCAGAAAGATCGACTCCAATGTTGTCTCCAGCAGAAATCTCGTCGTTTAGAAAGCTAACCTTAACGTCTTGTGGTCGAATTACGGCATATTCCATTGTTCCTGTATCTGCAGTAGGCAGGGTATAACCAGCTCCTGTTGGGTCAAAGTTTTCATCAACAGCTGGAGTAGGACAAATGTTGCTGTCTTGAAAAACTATATTTGAACATGACAGTTCCACATCCACCCTTGGTATTTCTCCCACCGAAAAAGCAGCAGTGTAAGAAGTTAATTCTGCGTTACCAAATCCAATAGAATCCGTTATTGTGCCGCCAACCGCATCTAGACCCTGTTCTGTGGTGCCTACATAGATGTTTCTTTCTTTCAACAAAGGATCTTCTGTTAATATACCAGAAATAAACTGTGCGGTAGAGCTATTAGTTAAACCCAATAGCTCTTCGTTTTCTCCATCACCAAGAAAATATCCAAGAGATATTGTTGGAGTAATTTCTGATGTGTTTTCTGTTCCGATTCTTGCCAATTGACCAAACTCTCGGATGTCCTCTCTTCCTGCTGCCTGATCGACCTCAAAAGAAAAAGTATCAACCCTATGTAGTTGGGTTCCTCCTCCTGCGACTGGACCAGCATAAACTGCCTTGTTTTGTGAAATAATTCTTGTTCTAGCCATAATATAATATGTTTTTTATTATTACACTATATTACATTCTTGGGAATCTATATGTTGATAAATCGAAGTCTATTAAAGAAACAGACAAGTCTCTATTAATTAGTTCTCTTAACCTCTCTGAATATACTTTGGATACAGTAACCTTATCTATATGTGTACAACCACTGTCTTGGTTCTCATTTTTTAAGTCCTCATACTTATATGGGAAGCTTTTTGCAGAATAAGAGAAACCATATGGGAATTTTTCGTATGGTATAGTTGTTATAATTTCTCTTGCCGTATCCCTAAACTTAGAGACAACGCTATCAATAACAAAACTATCTCGGGTTATTACCATGACTCTCAATCTGTTTTTTGTTTCTTCTTCTCCCCCGAAGCAAAATTCTTGATTTTCTGAAGATACCAGAGATATAAAGCAAGCAGGTAGAAAATAAGCCTTTTCATCTAATTTTTCGGGTTGATTATAAAAATAAGGAGTTGTTTGGCCCACCTCTATAAAGTCTGATTGTAATATTATATTTATATCACTGTCGTTTGCTATATATGTATTAACTTCCTTCACTGTAGAATTAGCCGTTATTTCTAGGTTTTCCCCAGAAGCCAAAGGCAACACAATCCTACCTTCGTTGTAATCCATAAAAACCCCGCCGTTTTCTTCGCTATCTCCAGTGACGAAGTCTCCATTTATAAAAATTCCAGAGTTAGGAATGTCTACCGAACAGTCTGCTACAATTTGCCTAAACTGCCCCTGATAACCAATAAAGTCAGAGGGTAAATCAGCATAATTAACATACTGAAACGTGTTCTCTAATCCAGTTACGTAAGCTTTTATATCTTCTTGTAACAACCTGTTTTCAAACCAAAGATAAAAGCTTGATAGTAAATTTTGATCAAATTGTGCCTTCATTTTTTAACTTTTGTTTTTTAAGTTCTTTTTAAACTCTTTTATTATTTTTGAAATATAAGGGGTATTATTGAATATCGCCCCAGCGCCTTTGTTTACCTGTAGTCCAGTGCCAGACCTAGATGAAGGTGTACTACTTTTATACACGAAAGAACCAATATTGCTTATTCCTTTTTCTATGCCTTCTGCCCAACTCGATCCGCTAGCCCAAGGAATTGGCGTAACTTGAAACGCTTCGTCTAATGATGGTATTTGTAAGGTTATTTTAAATGACCCATCGCTATTTATTGATCTTACACTATAGTTTATTTTTCTATTAAAAAGCTGTCTTAGGGGCGCATTCGGATTCGATCCAGCCTCAAAACCTATAAAAGAAAAAAGGTTGCCATATCCCCCCGTTACACCACTGCTTCCTGTAGCGCTTGGACCACCACCAATCTCTCTTGTCACTGGATGGTCTTCAAAATCCCTTACCAGTTCTTCTTGTTGTTTCCTTAGTTTGGGTTCAAATTCCCTTCTAAATCTTCTCGCTAAAGCCCCCTTGTTTGAAGTTATTTGTTTTAAAATAACTCGTTTATTTGAGATAACTATAAAGTTCTTGGCCATTAATTTTCCCTCTTCAGATTAACTTGATAATACTGAGAGTCGAAAGGTCCAATGTGTTTAGCGTCGCCTTCTAAAGTATACAATCCCCCATCAACCTCAACTCTAGAGGATATTTTCAATTTTTCATAACCCTCTTTTTTGACCTTTAATCTCACCCTCCCTTCCGAAGCAGACAAATTCATTAACGCCTGAGCATCAATGACTCTTTCGTCTTGAAAATTTTCATATTTTACAATAGCTTGTATTGTCACTCTTTCTAGCTGATTTCTGCTTGTAGAATGAGATAGGGTTTGCTTGTTCGATCCGTATAGAGGATTAAAATCAGAAGGTATATTATTTGGTGATTCGGTTGCCTTTTCTATAAACACATATATATCTCTAAAAAAAGTATCCCTAACAGAGTCAAGACAAGCCTGTATCTCGTTTTTTTCCAAATCTGTTAGTAAGGAAGGCATTATAGTCTAGCGTTATTGTTTTCATCCGACCCATAAACCTGTAATGGCGAAGCTTTATATATATTATATTTAGATATCAATATGTCGAGCCTAGACATAGAGTCTTGTTTGAATAAATTAAGCGTTCTCGCTATTGAATTTTTATTCTGCTTTTGTATTGTCGTGTCACCTTCTTTTAACAACACCCAATCAGAAGACGAACTACTAGAGCTAGAAGATATTCCCCGAAGCACATCTCTTGACATTTTTTCATAATAATTGATAATATAAAGCTCTGTAAATATAGCCTCTTCTTCTTTACATAAAGGAGGCAAGAAATCGCCACCAGTATCTATTTCAAAATCCTCGTTTAATAGTATGTTTAATTCCCCTACGTTGGCTTCTAGCCAACCAGAAACATAAGACACAGGGAACCTCTCTGTATCTTCTGGAAATTCCAGTTCTATAATGTTTGCAGCAAGAGCTCCTAAGTCATTCATTGTTTAAATATCTTTAAACAACCTTACAGTTTTTTTGTAGTTTGGGGAATTCTGGTCTATTATTGGTTGAGCTTGGCTCGGCACATTCACATTGTGTCTGCGCGCATACAACTCAAACGATTTTATTAGGTTTTTTTTCAGCTGTCTTGTGCTGTGAGTCGGAGTTACCCCAACGTGCATTGCTAATGATGTCATATCCGAAACAGACATGTCTTCTAAGTTGTTGGCAAATATATCCTTGTTTAATGTTCTATATGGATTCATTTGTTTAATACCCAACAAATCCTCAAGTTCTCTTGCTTGTGAAATTTGATTCTCCTTATTATTTCTTTCTTTGCCGTCTACAACGTCTAACTCTTTAAGTGAGTCTTGTTGTTGTTGTTGGTCTTCTTCTTGCATAGCATGACTAATAGGGCCATTAATATCCAAAAGGGCCTCCAACTCCGCCTCTCTTGCTTTTTTAGCAGCAGCTTTTTTGGCAGCAGCTTTTTTGGCCGCTGGTTTCTTTTGTTGTTCTTTGTTATCCATAATATATAATATACCTTACACTAAAAAAAATCAAAAAAAAGAACCGCCCCGATAAAGGAGCGGTTCTTAATTATTATTTGTTTATTAAACAACGATGCCTGTAAGAGCGCGATCGTCTATACATAGGCGACCCTCTTCTAGCTTACCAAACCAACCGATTTTCTCGTTACGTACGGAGAACTGGTCGTCAACCATGATGTTGAACGAATCAGAAGCACCTTCGTCAAGAACGACTGGGCGAATAAGGGACTCTTTAGAGCGGTCAATGCCGATAAGAAGCTCATCTGACGAGCTAAACCCTGAATCTGGAGAAGCGCCTTGGCCACCAGAAGTGACTGTTGCTGCGTCACCACCGTCAATTGCGAGTGCGATCTTATTAAAACGCTGCTCAAGGCCCATTTCGAGCACCTCAATGATGTTGATACCGTAGAAGCTAGGAAGCCCAGCTCCGTTGTAAAGCGTCTCACGAAGGCTCTCAGGAGCGCTAACAGCACTTTCTGTAGAGGAGTCGGTTCCGCCAATCGTTCTCGCGCCACCCTCAGTATTGATTGGGTTATAGGACATTGAACGAATCTTCTCGATCATTTCTGGTGAAACCAGAAGGTCGGTCACACCAACGCGAGCGCCACCAACAGGAGTTCCACCAACCCAAGAGCTATTAATGCGCTTTGATTTAGTGATAAGTCTGTTGAGGTCGTCAAGGATAATGCGTCCTTGGCTGTTGGAGGAGATGATGCGCTTGTTAGTGGTTCCGTTACCCTTGATAAGGGCGGAAGCCAAAACATTGAAAGCGGTACGCTCTTGCTTGAGCATAATCTCTTGTGCCATGCGAGTGAATGTCTTGCTGACAACGTCTACTCTAGCTTTGCGAGCATACTTACGGTCAAATGCCAAAGCACTATCAAGTGTGTATGTGTTAAACTTGAGCTCGTTGTGAGCTGGGAAAACTTGGTTATAAGGAAGTCCGCCAGCTACTTGCTGGGAATATACTTGAATGTAGTCTTCGTCTGTGATATCGTGGAAAAGGTCCAAAGGAAGCGATGGATTGTCGTCCCACTCATAAGTTAGTGTACTAAAAAGGTTGCCAATTGTGGTGGCATTGTTAATAACCTCATTAACCACTGGTCCAATAAGTGATGCAACAGCTGCTTGCGCTTCGTATGCCTCTTCACGATTGCTGGAAGCCATAGCGCGAACTAGGGCCAGCTGATCTTCTGTTCTTTTGATTGTAATCTTCATATTCGTGATTTATTTTAGAGTTCGATTTTTACGATTGCATAGTCGCCTTCAAAAGCGTCTGTGGCATTTTCGCCTTGTGTTTCTCTGCTGCCAGTAGCCAGAACAAGTCCAACTGCGGCTTCAGTAGCGCCAGCAACTCCCAAAAGTCCGCCGTCGCGCAATGCGAGTTGGGTCATTGGTGCTGGAACGGTACCTCCATCAAAAGCTGCCTCAACAAAAGTGAAAGACCCTCTGGTTGCTACAGGAACAGCTTCGCCAGAAGCTACACACTGAAGTTCAGCTTTTTTCTCTGGATAGAAACGGATTTTTTCTCCGTTTTCATCTTCTTCGCGTACGTCGCGTAAAAGAATTCCCAGTCCAATATCTCCAGAATTAGCAAGTTGCACCTTGTGTGGTACGCTTGCATACATCGAAGATGCGTTGCCAATGGTGTTGAGGAAACCCCCGTCACCATATTCAACAGCGTCAGCATTAAGATCAGCAGATGTGATCTTAACAATGAGTCCTGCTCCTACTTCACCCCCGTCATAGGAAAACATGTTAATAACATCGTTTTCGCTGTAAGCTCGGAATGGCAGTAGTTTAGTTAGTTCATTAGCCATAGTTTTATTTAGTTAGATTTATTATTTAGTGATTTCTACCTTAAAGTTTGCCTTAAGTTTCTCCAACAAGGTAGTTTTGTTGGAAGCTTCTGCGCTATTATTTGGTAATGCCGCAATCTCTTCGTCCTTAGTTTCAAGATCTTCGTCAGAAGCCTCTGAAACCTCAACAGTGTCCTCTACTTTTTCCGAAGACTTAAGTCTAGAAGCTACAATTTCTTCAACCTTGTCTTCTACCTTTTGGGCGGCAGCGGCGATTGCTTCTTTATTTTTGTGAGAAAATATTACAGAGAGTTTTTCTTTAAGTGTTTCAAAAGCCTCCTCTGTTTTGTCTAAACCCTTCATTTCTGCTACAACAAACTCTAACTCTTTTTCGGTTAGTTCGTAAGTGTCATCAATATGATTCATTCTTTCGTTAAAAAGATCAATTGATGCTTTAGCCTCAACTTTGCTCTTCAGGTCGCCAAGTTCTTTTTGCACTTCCTCGAAAGACGAGGTGAGAGCTTCAAGATTAGCTTCGGCATTTAGTTTTGCTTCAGTTTCGACTTGGATTTTTGATTTCCAGTTTTCTCCGTGAGCAGTTAGAGCATCACGCATAACCTCACCAATTGACTTGGCGTGGTCTTCCTTCTTAACGATAGAAGCCACGTTTACCGCGACATCTTCCATGATCTTTTCGAATTCTTCTTTAGACATATTATTAAAACGATTTAATTTTTCTTTGTTTACATTGTTTTCCTTGTTTAGGGAAATTTTTTCTGTCATAGGATGTTCCCCCATCGCTTTGTTTTTATTGCTTTCTTCTATTTTTTCTGCTAAATAGAGCCCCTGAACTCTCGCTGCTGGGTTTAAAGTTATACCTGCTCCGAGTGGGTATGTTTGCCCTACAATCAGCCTATTTACAGGTATTCCCTCCTCGTCTTCTCCTGTTCCCCCAAACCCCTTGATGTGTTGATTGTTTGCTTTTGCCTCCATAGAATCAAGTATTTTTGATTCAGATAATTTTTTTGATCCTTTGGCGATTTTGTAATCTGAAAAAGCCAATTCCCAGCTTGTAGATATACTTTGATACTCTTCACTCTCTTGTTCCGACGCTTCAGAAATGGCCTCGGCTAACTCTGGAAAAATACTGCTATAAATAAAACCCGCTGCCGTTATGTAAAATGGTTCTGTTTGCCCAGCATATGACTCTATACTGTTATCTTTAAAATCAAACTCTTTTTCAGAAAAAGAGGCGTTAATCATGTGACCTACAATCTTGTGTTTTTGGTGTTCAATGTTTATTGGTTTATTGACAAATCTTTTTACAGCAGCTATTGCTGTTTCGGTATCAATGCCGTCACCATTTTTATTGAACTCGTTAACAACAGCCAAATTAAACACAACTGGCATTACATCAATATTCTCTAAAGGGTCAAAGCTTTCTGGCATTAAGCTTTTTGCTGTCTCATCTAAGCTCGCTTGAGATATTCCAAAATTTAAGAAATCATCCTTATCTAAAGCTTTGATTTTACCCGAAAAAAGGCAAATCTCAAAATCATCTTTGTTCATATAAGCCCCTTACACTAAATTTTCGTAGAGTGATATAAAATAGAAGCGGACAGGTCATCTAGTTGGTGTTTCGCCCCGAATTCTAACACCTCGTTGCTTATATCTAAATTTTGCAACTCATCTAAATTTAAAACAATCTTCTCTAGGGTATCTTCCCAGTCTTTTATTTCTTTGGAGGCCACAATTGACTCGCAAACTCTTGAAACCAAATCTTCCTTGTCTTTATCAAGCTCCTCTATGCCAAATTTTTGAGCAAAATCTGTATACGCTTTTATCTCAAATTCCGTTACTTTTTTTGTCATTTCAATTATGTTAGCTTTCGAATAATGGGTTGAATTAGAAACTCCCGTTGGCCTCCCTCCACTTGGGGCTGGGTTTGTTGGAGCATTATCCCTACCCTCTCTAGCTCTTTTAACCGACGTTCCTGTTTCTGGGTCGCCGTTTTGTTCGCCTTCCATTTCTTCGTCTTGATACAAATTCACGGTATTGACAAGAGGCATATAATAACCCTCTTCTCTTTGCTTCTTAAACTTCTTCTGAGATGTTTCCATTTCGGTAGACTCTGGGAACATACCCTTCTGGATTACATCCATGCCTTGTTCTGGCGTGAGTAACCCAAGCTCCATCATCCTAGTAGCCAACTTAGTCATATCGCCGTCATCTATAATAGAGGTTTCTACCAACCTAACCTTTGGCCATACCTTCATGCCCGCCGCCTTACAAACCCTCTTAACCTCTGGTTGTAAAAACTCTTTAATAAACAAATCTCTAGAGGCCTTCAATCTCTGGAAGAAAACTTTCATTTTAAGTTCTAACTGGGCATATTTAGATTCTCCAATTAGTATGTTTTGCAACCCCTCCTGAATATCTTGATTTAAAACTTGATATTTCTCAGGGCCCATGACCTTTTTTAAGTCTGGAATAATAAACTCTGCTTTCGTCGTGTAATCAGACACAAGGACCCTCCCAACACTTTGATTTTTGAAAATATTTTGCATGGCGGATAAGGCCTTGTGATTAATTCCTCCCTTATCTGGTTCTGCGCCCATAGTAACAAGAAGAACAACATTTTCTATAGAGCGAGCTATTGCTTGGTCTATTTTTTTAAGTTCCATCTTTTTGTTTAAGTCGTCAAGGACGGCAAAACCACTTGGTATGGACATTGGCTCATAGTCTTGTTTGCCAGCGAAAATAACATGTAGCTTTTCAGACTCAAGGGGTATAAGTGGGGTTGTCGTTGAAACAGCTGGGTTAACCTTTATTGATTCTTTCACCTCCTCTGGTAAACTATTAAAAAGTTCAACTTCATGCTCTGTAGTTGGTTTTTTTAGACGAGCAACCTCAAACGGTGTTAGGGCCTTAAAGTAAGAATACTCTGAAAATGTTATAGACCCCTTCGCTACTATATCAGAAGGGTTAAGCATGATGTATTTTATTGGTATTTTGGCATTCTTTTTTGTGGCACCATAAATCTCCATCATTTTTGTTACACTCGAGATATCTAGCGTTCCATCGAGCCTCAACATGAACACATTGCCAGACCTATAAAATTCCCTAAAGTATTGGGCTTGTAAATCATGAATTTTTATTCTTTTAAACCAAGCCTCTACAAATTTCCTAGATTTCGCCGACCCCCCTTCAAGGTATACGTCCGAGTCGGCATATTCAGAGAGCAGGTCTATAGTTGACCTAAACGCTGGAATATTAAAGTAAGCCTTTTGGCAAAGAACAATGGCCTCCTTCGAATCCACCCCGTCCTTTGAATATTCAAATGGTAACAAGCCTTCTTGGATATTTGCATACCTCTTTGATACTGTGTTTGTGGCAGCGCTATTTGTCCTTATAGCCGATTGCCTTGATCCAGAAGACTGCCTAGAGGCTTCCGTTTCATATAAAGACAGACCAAGTATCTCTGGTTTAAAGTCCGATGATTCAGTGGGAACCTGCCCGTCTTTTTCAAATTTTTTCCAATAATCTGATTTTTTTGTATATTGCCTCGCCATGATATTTGTTACACTAAAGTATTCAAAGTAACTTTTAAACTTTTTAAATTGTGAATGGTATAAATGAACCCTCTGGTTTTTTGCTCTTTTTTATGTGTATAGAGTCGAAATAAATTTTAGCAAACCAGTTTCCTAGAAGCAAGGCGGAGTAAGAGTCTTTTCTTGCCCTGTTGGGTCCAGTTGACCTTCTTAAGTTTTGCGGTAAATTAAATTGCTGAGATCCTTGAGGGTTGGAAACAACTTCAATGTTGGCGCATTCCGTCTTTGTAAGTTCTATTATACTTTTTTGGTGATCTATAAAGTCTATCATTTTTGCCCCCTTAGATGTGGCTGTTATTTTTGTATCCCACTTCAACTCGTCTATTGGTAAGTTCTTTTTTCTTTGATCATCGAAATGAGAATCTACAGCCCTTGACCCAAACAGTATTCTTTTATGATCTATTGCTCCTTGTAACATTTCGTTAGCGTTTCTAATCCAGTTTACTGTCGGTTTTCTTAATATACAATATTTTCTAGATTTTATATTGTATTGGTTTTTGAAATCAAGTATATCTGTATGATATGACTCAGACTTCTCAATATCAACTTCAATTACGCCAATGTCTACCCCTTTGTCTTTAAACAATTGACTTTCGTTACATGCGTTTATAAACTGAACCCCTCCGTTATAGTCACCACAAATACCTACTGTATTAAAATGAGTAATTAAATATAGAAAATACCTCATGTGTTCTCTTAGTGAAACTCCAGCAATCGCGTAGCTATGGACAAGGCACACCTTTTGATCTTCGTGTAAAACC